GCGTCTATTCTCTGCAACCTCGCCACAGCCCAGAGCGATAAAGCCCCCATCCTTTAGCTTCTTTGTGACAGGGCGTTTGCGCTTCTTAGAAGATTCGCCCCACTTTGACGCGCCCACCTTTCGACATTTTGCTATTGCTCCCGAGGCGTAGGCGCTTGGGAAAACCTTGTAACGTGCTTTTACTTTCTTGTAGCAAGCGTCTTTCGTCATTTGTTCTTCTCCGTGTTGGAGGCGTGGAAATCTGTTTGGACATCTGTGATCGGGATAAAGTCATACTTGGCCCTCCGTACTAAAAAGTCTTGCCACATAGGCTTTATCATATCGTGGTTCTCGTCAACTTTATACGACACCACCGCAACATTAGCGTTCAACTGATACACCTGTAACGATGCCCAGCCCAACAAAGCCAAGCCCAAGACAGAAAAAACATGTTGTATATCAATCTTCATCCCGTCACCACATCTTACAGGACCAGTAACGGGCCGTCAGCTTGTCAAGTTTCTTTGTATCGCACCCGTGCCGTGCACGAAACGATTTGCGACGTTTAGGGTTGGACTTCTTAATGGTCATATTGGCATCGCCAAACCTGATGATTTTTTCTTTACCTTTATCGCAAGCCTTTACAACGGACTTTTTACCGCCAGAAATCTGACGCTTGGGTACGTTACATTTCATCTTGGACTTGTCGATTTTAGCCATATCAAGCCACCCTAAAGTTTATGCGTGGTAGAACATCATCAAGTCAAACTGCGGAACAACGAATGTAACAAAGCAACCGTCTTTAAACAGTACGCCCTCATCCGGCATAAACGGGTCGTCAGAGGCGTTGTCAGTCCCAATAGAGCGAAACTGAATTAGTTCTGTGCCTGTAACACCGCCGTTTCGTAGGTTAGCTTTTCCAGCGGTTCCGCCAGAATAAAAAGAAAACCCTTGCAAACGAGTGCGCCCTGCGAAGATTACGCCTGCCGCATTAGCATTAATACCAGCGGATACGTTTCCTGCGGGATTGCCAACCGCGGTTATGCTTGTAATTGTTTTAAAATAACCAGAACTGGTTGCTGTTCCAGCATTCGCGCCCGTAAGGTTTTCGGTAAGTGCCGCACCATTTACATCTGTGCCAACTATATTAAACGACTTTGAAGAATCGTTTCCTGCGGACAAAATTGTAACTTGTCTTGCAGAAGCGTTTGTAACGCTGCCACCAGAAGCTAAAGCACCGCCAATAGTTAATGCCGCGTTGTTTCCAACGGCAGCGGCTGTTGAAATTCCGTCCGCGTCTAAAGCCACCTCATCGCTGATGATGACTGGGGTTACGTCTGATCCTGCCATTTCGGCCTCCTACAAATGAAGGCGGGGCGTTAACCCCGCCAAATTAAAAATTAGGCTGCAAAAACAAACGTACCTGTAGTAGCTGCACCAAGACCCTGAAGGTTATACGAAACATTCCACAGACCTGCTGTTGTGCAAGTGAAGTAGATGTAAGAACCAATGCTCATCAAGTTCGTCGCGGCGTTAGCAGGAGTAAACTTCAACAAAGTTTCCCCCGCAGTGGACGCATCAAACGTGACCGCGGAGCTAGTACGGCTCTCTATAATGCTGCCTGTTTCATAAGCGTCACTACCCGCGCAATCAAAACTCAAGAAAGCTGTTCCGCCAGTAGTGTCCACTGACTGAGCGTGGATACACACAACGCCGACTGTCGCGGCTGGAAGAGTAGTAACCTGCTGTGCTGCGCCCGTGAACGGGTTGATGTTAATTCCAGCAACATAGGAAATGGTCGCGCCCGTGGCTTTAGCAGTTACGGTAAGGCCACCTAAAGTAGGCATCCCGCCAGAAAATACAGAGCCAGCTACCGTTAGGTCGCCGCCAATAGTGGCGTCATTATTGTATGTGGAATTTGTAGTTATAGCGCCAGTTGTGGCATTGGTTGTGATGTCTTCAAAACCGTTTTGCGAACGCACTGGTCCGCTGAAAGTAGAATTACCCATGAGAATCTCCTGTCGGGGTTAAGTCAGCCGTACAATACGACTGTCAGGGATAACCAAACAGTATACGATTCTAAAACAAAAAGAAAGGGGCCACCGAAGCAGCCCCCTCTTATAGACAGACTTTCAGTTATGCGCCAGGTGAGCCAAACACACAACGTGGGTCGCTAAAGCCAAAGCTGTAACGCTCCCGTGCCTTAAAGCGCATGTTACCTGTGTCGAAATCAGCTTCCATGTTAGTGGAAAGCGGAGTCCGCTCAAAGTGAACAAAGCCGCGAGGCGCGTCAGTTTTAATAAAGAACGCATCTGGATCAGTAAGGAAGTCGTTGACGGCATAGCCTTCAGGCAACATCCCCATGGAACGGATTGCGTTAGTGTCGTTGTCCGAAGTACCAACACGCAGGTTGGAAACCATCAGACGCTCTGCAACGAACTGCAATTGACGAGGAATCATCAACTTCATACCGCGAAGAGCAACCTTCAAACCACGTTCGTCAACATAACCAGCGATATTGATCAACGCATCTTCGAGAGATGTTTCGTTCAAATCAGCAGCAGTTGATGGTTCGTTGGCAAAAGTGCCACCGTTTGTGAGCGGGTGATCAGTGGCACAAAGTGCAACTCCGTCGCCGCCAGCAGAAGCGCCCGCTGCGAACGCATTGTTCAGCACAGCGGCAGCTTTAACCTGCTTTGAGTGGGCCATTGAGCGAGCGAGGGCGCGTGTGTAACGACTGCCGAGACGGTCGTACAAGTTGTCCTCGATTGCTTCCTCAGTAATTGAGAACGCAAGCGCAACGGTTTCGTGGTTGTAACGAGCGGTATATGCTTCGTTAGCGTCGTCGAAATTAATCGCAGAACCTTCAGATTTAGTAGGTGCTGCGCCAAATCCGGCCAACATAACTTCCTCCTCGAATGCACGATCCGATGATTCAGTTGTGTAGATCTCGCCGTGTTGGTTTTCGTAACGACTGTACTCCATTCCAAACAAGGCGTTGAGACCTGGTTCTAGCTCTTTCGCTAATTGTGCGCGTGAAATAGCCATATGTTAGTCCCCCTTATACGCCGGTCGTAGAAACAGTGCCAGCAGCAACGGAGCCTGTAGGCGCGTTGAAGTGGTTGTTTATACGAACGATTAGTGGAATACCAGCAGCGGTGAAGTCAGCATTATCGGGGTCATTTTGGACACCCATAATCCGTAAAGCCAACGTGTTGGTTGTTGCGATAGTATTCAGATCTGCTGTTGCAGACGAAATACCAGTTGTGGTCGAACCAGAGTTACCTGTTGCAAACGCAATGTTTGCGAACACAGCCGCGCGAATCTCCGCTTCAGTGTTTGCCGCAGCAACTACGTTAGATGTAGCAACTGTGAACAACTGATTTGGGTCGTCGTACAGAAAGGCTTTGACAGGATAATTAGAATCCGCGCCAGAACCGGGCCATTGGTTAGAGAAGATAGTTTCACCAGTAGTAGATGAGACATACTCACAACCGCCAAACACACCCACGATAGAGACGTTACCACCAGCCGCAGCTTGTAGATCGTCAATAACGCCCGCAGCAAGCGGAATAACCGGCATGCCTTGGAAGATTGGGTTACTGTTGTCGGATGCAATGCGATACTCAGTCATACCGGTAGAATTGGTCGCTTGACCAATTTTTCCAATGGGACGTAGCCCAAAGGATCCGTTAGAATTTGCCATAATAGCACCTCAAAAGTTACTCGGAGTCTCTTCGTGAGCCTCCGAAGGATACACGACTTTGCCGATTATTAGATATCGGCATTGAAGGATGTTGGTCCTTCATTAGGTCCTGATCAACTGCTACCATCTGTTCGCGGGTCCGGGTCCCGTAATACGCGGATCGTTCTTGGGCGGTTTCTACAGGTATGCGGCACAGCATTAATCCACCTTGTCCGATGATCCCTTCGTATCGACCTTCGTCAATAGTAGGGGCTTCGTAGTCTGGATACTCGTCCTTACGAACAGGTTCCCATCCTTCGCGTAGCTTGGTGTTGACATTCATTTTGTCTTCTTCACCACGCATTGCGATTCGAATCCAACGATGCACATAGCCCGCAGGGGGCTCGGGTGCAGCAAGGCGACTGGGCGGTGCCCATGGTTTACGGCGCGTTTCTGTTTCGCGGGTTGCGCTTTCGCGCGATTTTTTGTCAGTCATGTCATCAATCCTTCACAAACTTTGCATACTCTTCAAGCGGTACGTTTAATCGTTTCGCCATCGCAATTTGTGATGGGGATAGTTTCACCGACCTGCGCCCTGTTTTCGCTGTACTGCGGGTAGCTGAAGCGCCAGCAGGTGCGACCTGTGCTCCGCCCGATTGTTTCGCTTTGAACTTGTGTGGAAACTCCACACGCATCCTGCGATCAACTTCACTATAGTATTCTTCTCCGTTGGGGTCAATTCCTTCTTCTTGAACCATCTTACGATGGATACCAAAGACGGCATAAGTCATAACCTCATCGTTGCCAAACCACTCATTCTTCTCGGCCCAAGCCTCTGCTTTAGGGTCAGGAGTCGGAGCAGCTTGCTGTTGTTGTGGGGCGGGCTGTTGTTGTGGCTGCCCTTGAACCTGCTGTTGTTCAACAGCGACCTTGTCTTCGGAACGCTGTTTAGCAATCCGTAACCGCTCTTGTTCAATGGACATTTTTGACAGACCCTCTTGGGCCTCCATCATCTTGTCCGCGTCACCAGCCTCATACGCTTCCTTGTAGAGGCGCTTTGCTTCACCAACCTGGCTTTCCAAACGTGTGCCGTACTCAGTCAAATAACCTTTGTCTAAGTTCTGCATCCGAGTTTTAAGTTGATTGTTCTCGGTGAGTA